GTCCTGAAAGTCGCTGTCAATCGTATACGCCTGATAGACCGCATGGTAAACCAGCGCCATATAGTCCTGAATCTCGTTGAACGGAACAGTTCTCACATAGAACGCGTCCCCGATGCTGTCGTATTTGCCGACGACAACCGGGATTCCGTATCTCCCGCGCGTCCTCGGTGTACCGTACCCGGTAAACAGCATAATCCCGTATGGGCTTGCCGGGACATACAAAACGAGATTCTGAAGGTCATAAGGATTCGGACAAAGACGGTATTCCCCGATGCTTTCCAAATCCTCATAGATAAACTTCGTATGCCCCTTGACGTTGATGTAACTCCCGTATTCGTCGCTCAGAGCATTGACGGAGATCATCTCGACGTGATACCCGTCTCCGTTCCACCCGGCAACAAACTCGACGTAATCATCCGGAAGCTTGCCAACACCGGAACCATTCACAAAAAAGCTGAAAGCGCCGCGGTACAGCGCTGTATCCTTACAATAAGTTTTCGCCGCCGTATCGAGCATCTTCAACAGTTCGGAATCGTCGAACGCTTTTCCTTCCGGGTCGTGAAGAAAGGCGCGGATCGTCTTCAGATAGTTCGCTTCGGTCATTAGAAGAATCTCCCGCGGCGCAGTCTGCTCTTCGTTTTCATTCCCCGCTGTACTGCGCTTTCCTCGTTTACGGCTTTGATAAAACGGTTGTAATAGACGGCCGCCGATGGATTCCCGTCTATCATAAAAGCTTGAAACAGGCTATGCAGTTCAATGGCACGGACGTTCTTTGTCTCGATTGTGTCCTTCTTCGGGAGCCGCTGGTAATACAGCGTGCCGACCGGAGACGCGCCTACGGGAATAACCGGGAACAGCCGTAGCTTCCCGAATCCGTCGAAGTCCGTAATGATAGCCTGTACGTTGTTCCCCGTCACCTTGCGGAAGTCCGGGTATTTGTCGTGGATGTTCCGCCAACTGTAGAACGGGATTTCATATCCCTTCGCGTCGATAAATTTGACGGGAACAAGATAATCGTTGGGAAGAGAGAATACGCCGGATTCCGTAGCGTACACGTCCGTCTTTGCGACGAGCGAACCGCCGAGAATGGCGTATTCTCGTTGTGCTTCGTTAATGGCATAGTCAAGAGCGGTATCGTCCCATACCAATCCGAGAAGATCCCGGATTGACTTGCGGACAAGTTCCCGGATGGAAGTAAAGGCCGATACCGCCATGACTCACCCCATTAACCAGCCGTCATGAATTCGGTCACGGGAATGTACTCCGCGATCACGAGGAGCTTCACCGCGGTCAGAGCCGCCGTGCCGACGGTCATCTGAATGATGGTGTCGTAATCTGCGTCGTATCCCTTGATCTTCAGAACATCAAAGACGGAAACGTCGCCAGCCGCAAGATCGGCTTTCCCGATTGCGGTGTGAATGGCTTCGGCAACGCTGTTGATGCTCGCCTTGAACTGAACCGTAGCGGAGCCGGAACTCGTGGTATCAGCCAGCGCGATGATCTTCAGGCCAGTCAGCGCGTTCCCCTTCGGGATCACGAACAGGCTGTGAGTATCCTGAGCGAGGATGCCGGGAGTTTCGCCGCCGTCGATGATGTGTGCAACGGAGCGGATGTAGTTGTTGGTGCTGTTCACGCCCTTCACGGTCGTTTCAAGCCCGGTAATGTCTGCGGAAGTCATAGGTAGTCCTCCTTTGGTTAGACTTTGATGGCGCAAGGAATCTGCGCGACGTTCAGGTCAACACCGTCGAACGTCAGCTTCTTCATGCCGCGGATTTCGTCGGCCGCGACGGACATGTACCGCTTGTGGTCGAGCAGTTCTTCCGTGTAGTCGAGATTCTGAGCATAGGCCATGATAGCCGCTTCGGAACCGAGCAGAAGGTTACGGGCGATACGGAGATTGCCCGCGGCGTTCGTGTGTGTCTTGATGAAGTTCGCTTCCTTGATGATGATCTTTTCCCAAACGCCGATGGCGCCGGTGGCGATCGGGTCACCTTCGAGGCTTCCCTTCCCGGTCATAGCCGCGATAGCGCGCTTTTCCCAGCGCGGATCCTTGCGCAGGTCGATAGCGGCGCGCGGATGGAGAATGAGCATGTAATACTCTTCACCGTTCTTGGCGCGAATCGGGCGCATCGGGTACTTGCTGTCAGCAGTCTTGGCGAAGTCCTGAAGAGCATCGAGGATTTCGGTGTTCATCGTGTCGGTCGAAGCCAGCGCGGAAAGCAGGGAGGTCGTGTCGGAATTCGCGGCAGAAACCTCAACGTGATCGAACGCGGAACCATTGTAGTCCACGCGGAGACAACGGTGATTGCCGTTCACGGTATCAAGCGTTTCAGCGGCCGCACCTTCGACGTAGGTCGCGCCGTCAGTGTTGTAGCCGGACAGCGTGTCCACAATGTCGAGTTCGGTAGCTTCGCGGAACCACTCGGCCAGCTGGTGACGGAATTCTTCACGGGCGTTCCAAATCGTGCGGATATCGGTCATTTTGCCTTTCTTGGCAAACGCTTGAGAAATCTGATCAATTCTCATGTCCATGTAGAACTCGTCAACGGTGTTTTCGTTACCGATGATGCTCTTGTTCTGCCCGCGGATGCCGGCGCCGCGGAACTGCGGGATGAAGTGATAGCGGCCAACGTCGCCAGCGTCGCGTCCCTTGAAGCAGGTATCATCGACGATGATCGGCTTGCCGGAACCTTTTTTGCCCATGAGCGTCTTGAAGTAGATGCTCAGCATGTACTCGCGGTAGATTTCAAGCGAATGCTTGAGCGGGGTCACCGCCTGCCCCGTGCCACGGATAAAATAAGCCATAGTAGGCTCCTTTCAGATCTTACCCGAAAACGGCATCGACAAAACTCCCGATTCGTTCAGGCGGGCCTGATCCAACATCTTCGCTGTTGAGCATATCAAACCCTTCCTTCCCTCTCGGCGTATCGTCGAAAACGTCTCCGGGATTGTTGTTGTTTGATTTCAGCAGTTTCGCCTTGTACGCTTTCGGGTCACGCTGGAATTCGACAACATCCAGCATGTTTTTCGCGAACGCATACGCGGAAGCGGGTGATTTGTCCTGTAGTTTCCCCCACTCGGCAATAACGTACTGATTCCCGTTTTGCGGATCCAGCATCGGAGCGAACTGCTCGTACATGACTTTCTCAAAGTCCGGGTGTTCCTTGATTACCGGAGCCGCCGCCGCATCCCAAACGGATGTGGCTTCCTGCTTCTTCAGGTCGTCCTGCTCTGCCTGCTGTCGCGCGATCTCGTCGTCGGCTTTCTTCAAGTCGGCTTCGAGCGTTTTCTCGCGCGCCGAATCGTCTTCGCTGAACCAGTCGTCTTCGTTATCCTTCTTCGCCTTCAGTTCGTCCAGCTCCTTTTTCAGAGCCGCGCGGTCGGTCGTTGCTTTGTGCATCGCCGCCTGCGTGTCGTGAAGACGCTTTTGGAGTTTCTCGACTTCCTGTTTCAGTTCCGCGGGATCCTTTTCGGGAGGAGGAGGCGTTTGCTTCTCTTCTTCCTTACCACTTTCCACATCGTCTCCAAACGAATCCGATTCATCATCATCGGGGATGGAGAAATCTTTGTTTTCGGTGGTTTCCGTCGTTTCCGCTTTTACATCCTCGTTGTTCGTCTCCGTGCCGGGAATGGCATTGTTTGTCGTTTCCGACAAATCATCGCCGCCAAACACGTCGTCGATAAAGGACGTTTCCGATTCGTTATTGCTCATTCTGTCTCTCCTCCGAGTCCCGCTTTACGCGGGGGGATTTGGGTTAGGTTGAGGTTGAACAGGTGTGGCCTGAGCCTGCGCCTGATAGAAGTTCTCAAGTTCGAGGATCAAATCTTCCTTGTTCGGCATATCCGACAGCATAACCATCATCTTGCCCGCTATCGGAGCCGGGATAACGTGCGACTTCAGAATCTCCGCGAAGATCGTAAGCTGTCTGTCGCGGACGGAATTGAACGGCGGAACCTTCTTCAGATACACGTCGTAATAAAGCGTATCCTCGATTTTGTTGAGGATGCCGCCCGTCCGATTCCCGAACTCGTCACGTTCCGGGATATTGAATTCAAAATTGTCCGTAAGGCCGTTCGGCTGTGTGATTCGCACGACGCGGTAATCCGTATAGAACGTGCCGATAAGCCGCAGAAGGACGAGCGCCATACGCTGTTTGGAGAAATACATGTTCTCCAAGATCGTCGTCTGCATCGCCGCGCCCTGGTTGATACGCGTGTTCTGCATAACGCCGCTTCGTTCGTTCGTGCCGCCAAGACCGAGCATCGAATCGTTCACGCCGGAAATGCGCTGTTCCGTCTGCAAAAGAAAATTCAGGTGATTGCTCATGTAGGACAGATCGCGGTACTTGTCGTCAACCTTCATCTTCGACAAGCCGCCGTCGTTGAGGATTGCAAGCCCGTCCGGTTTCTGCATTTCTTCCCGCAGAACATCCTCGTCGCGCACCGCGCCCTCTTCGATAATAACGCGATTTGCCGCAACCGTCCAAAGGAATTTGCTGTTAAGCTTGTTAATCTGATCCTGAATATCCACAAGATCGCGGACAATCCCTTTAGGCCGTCCGAACCTGTCGCGCATACAGTAAATAGGAACGAGCGGGAAGAGATCGACTTTCAGCGGATTGACGTTCTTGCTGTCGTCGTCCTCACTCCCCTCAAGAATCACCGCGTCCGAGAAAATAACGTGATGCACTTTCCGTTTCGTGATCTCCTTCTTCTCGTTCTCCCCGGTCGTCTCGTTGAGGATTTCCACCTGCTCCTTTTTCGGCACGACGTACCAGCATTCACACACTTTGACGCGCTGAGTTTTCGGATCGTAATACCAATCGTCTCCGCGGTCGCTCGCCTTGTTCTGCGCCTCGTATTCCTGTCCCTTGTAGTCGTCGTCGAAAACGGAATCAATGTCCTGTTCCTTAGCGGGATAGAGTTTCTTCAGAACGCCGCGGTCAATCCATTTGATCTTGATGATAAACTTCGCGTCGGAAGCATCCGGTTTCCGGCTGAACGGATCAAGATACACGTTTTCCCACGGGACGTGATGCACCTGCACCATATCCTTCCCGCGTTCGTCCGTCTTCACCGTAGCCTCAAGCCATGAACGCCCGCCGATTGCCGCTTCCTTGAATCCCTGAGAATGGTAATACTCGAAGTTGCAGGTATCGAACACATGCTTCAGGAGCGCCGTCAAAAGCTGTGCCATATTGTCGTCGGATTCCTCTCGCCCGCACACCTGAATATCCGCGCGCCGTTCGACTTCCTGAGCGCAAACCATGTCGATCGTCGGACGGATCGTGTTAATGACGGTCGGCTGTTGGCCGCGTTCCTCGATTGCCGCCTTTTCCGCTTCCGTCCACTGTTCCCCGTCGTAATACTCGAAACAAAGCTGGTTTTCGTGACGCCACGGCTCCTCGAAGCGCTGTGCGCCCCGAAGCCATCGGTCAAATTTGTGTGTAATCGGTCTTTCGTAGCTCATGAACGGATACCATTCCTCGAAAATTATTCTCTATATAAGCGGAAGTGTGTACTGCGCCAGTCGCACCGACCTTGCTTTCCAACTCAAAACCGCCGTTTTTTTCTTCTTTTTCTTCATGTTCCCCGCGCCCGACGAATAATTATAGCTCTCCCGGAAAATGTCGTAATCCTGATAGAACGTCGTATTCAGAGCGTCCGCCATATTCGGGCTTTTCAATCCGCGTTTCTTCATATCGTCCTTCGATTCCGCGACGACTTTCCCGTTCGCGATCTTGTATGTCGGCTCGAGCAGTTCCTCCCGGAGCTTCTTCCAAGCGGGATTCTCCGGCAGTCCCGAAAAGCCGACCATACGCGTCCTGAAGTACTTCCGGCTTTTCCACCACAACCAATCCCGCAACGTCTTACACTCCCCGTCGCGGTCTTCCGGCGCACGTTCCGAGCAATGCACCTTGACAACCGGGTATCCCAATTCCCCCTTATACATCGCGTGCCGGAACATATCGTAAAGACCAGCGCCCACGCCTACCGTGTCAATATGTCCCACATCTACCTTCCACTCGTCCCACAACACCCTTAACCGATTGAAGCTTTCCACCAAGTCGAATCCGTGCCAGTATTCCGCATGTAGCACCTGATCCCCCTGCCGGATCACCACACCCGTATCGTCCTCGCCCGTCCATGCGGGATCTATTCCCATGCGTCTTTTATGTTTCTCGTTGTCTTTACTGCCGCTTATCTGAAACACCTTTTCCATCCACCGATCCTCGATAAGCTGGTCGCTCCCCATGTTCGCAAACTCGCCAAGTACCCTGTACCGATACACGTTGCTCGATATGCCGTACTTGTCGCGCATGCTTTGCACCCATTCGCGCGTCTGCCGTCCCTTTGTCCTCATCACCTTTATCTCCCCGTCCGGGGCTACATAGGTGTATTGATACTCCTCATCGCACATCGTGTTTTCCGTCGAGAAACTCAACGTAAACCAAAAGCTGTTTGAATGGAACACGTTATACATGTACCCGCTTGTACGCGTCGGGTTTCCCATCATCAACGCGAAATTATCGGGATCACCGAACGCACCTTCCGCAACCTCGAATATCCCGTCGCGGATACCGCTTCCCTCGTCCAATATGAACAATACCCGGTGAAACCCCTGCAATGCGTCGTTATTGTCCGCGCGCGCCGTTCGTAATATCGCACGCCAATTCTCCGGCCTAGCCCGATACCTTAGCTCGTCCTGAGTCGATTCGTACTGCTTCGCCATCCACGGCCATTTCCTTTGATTCATGGAGACGACTTCCGGCCAAACCACGTCAACAAGCTGATCCCCGGCAGGCCCCGTTATCGGCACACGCAACGCCCGTGTATCCAGCCACCAGTTCGCAATCCACCCTTCCAGCCTCGTCTTCCCGATGCCGTGTCCCGACTTTACCGCGACGAAGTTGTGATGCTGAAACGCTTTCAATATCTCCGCCTGCTGATGCGTCGGAACGTCCCCGATGCATTCAATGACGTACGCCAATGGATCGCGATACCACCGCTTGAGCCAAAAGGCCATGTTGTCGATAAGAGTGTTTAATTCGCCCTTAATCATTTCCTGCTCCTAAACACTTCCATCTCCTCCAGCCATCCCTCCACCTTCCGCGCAATATCCGCATACGCTTTCTCCGTAATTCCACGACCGTCCCCGAATCCCGGTAAATTCCCGCGCGCTACCATCTCCACCACATATTCCACCGCACCTTTCCATATGTATTTCATAAGCTCCCCTAACTCCACCTTGTTCTTGTTGTGTTCCAGTATCTTCAAATTCATATCGCGCTCGTGTTCCGCTTTACACAACAGACCGCGCACGCGATTCAAGTCCGCAGTCAAGTCCGGCATAGACGGCATCCGATCCAAACAACTCCGTAAAGACAACGCGTCCGCTTCTAATTCCTCATTCCCCTGCACGTCTTTCGGCAACCTACTTGCAAACAATTTGGCGAACGTCTCGTTGTCCAAGTTGGACAGAAAGTCCGGCCTTCTTTTAGCTTCCGTAAGCAGGGCTTTTTGGAAGGTAAGAAGCGTATTCCCATCCACTACTGCGGACGACTCTATTTTTTTCGCTTCTTTTCCCCCATTCTCTATCCTGTCAAGCTTCTCCTTCACCGCATCAATGACAAAGCCCGTGCGGTTTGGGCTGTGTTCGTCTATGCGGGCAAGAAGCTCCTCGGAAATTCTAAATGATTTGGATTTGCGTACCATTGTGCTACAGTCCTGAAAATTTTAAAAGGGGAGAGTGGGGCTAATCGTTCGGTCGCCCCGCCCCCGCAGGGTCGCCGCCCCCCGTACCCCGTACCCTGGCAACCGTACCCGTTTCCTCTTCCTCTTTACCTATTGTGTGTAAACTTTTACCCTCATCTTCGCGCAAATGTGGGGACTTTTGCGGTGATTGACCGCGTCTTGCCCGTAACTCGTCGGCAATCTCGTCGAATGTGGGAGGCCCAGCGGCCAAGAGATCATGACGGCACCACGGGCAGATGACGTGGAGATCTTCAGTATCTTGACGCCCCTTCCCTCTATCCTTCGTCTGCGCCAACTGTGACATTTTGGCACCTCGCGTAATTGAGTCAAGTCGTACCAGTAAACACTGATAGACGCGATGGGGAACGCGGTTTGTCAGCCATGCGATCTGCGAGACGGCCATTGTCAGAAGGGCGCAAAGCTTATACCGATTGACCATGATCCTGCCAAATGACGGATAACCGACTGCGGACAGCATCTCGGAATACTGCCGATGAACCATTGCCCTTTCTGTCTTCGTCATTCCGCCGTCCTCCTGATGGGGAAGACTGCCTTCGACAAAACAGGATCTTCCTTTATGGTTTGAAGCGCTCTCTGCACCGTCCGGACGTGCATCCGAAGACATACGGCGATCCGCCTTGTGTCTCCCGAATAGTAGACGGGTGACGGACGATGGCGCAGGCAATGGAGAAAGACAGCCTGCTGAGCGATGGGAAGAGAAACGAGGGACGAGACGAGCGGAACGAGATCTGAGGAATCAATCATAAGCGGGCCTCCTATGGTTTGATGCAATATACCACATGAAGAGTCAAAATCAATAGGATAATAAGCGGTTTACCATGCGTTATCCTTATTTACCTATTTTCTTCTCTCTTCACGGGTATTTGCCAGTACATGAAGGTACGAAAACCAATATACCTTTTATATAGACTTTGCGCGCACGCGCACGCACGCGCAATTTTAACCCCTTATGTATTTTTCTTTCCTTTCGGTTCGACTCTCTTTTTCTATATAATATCCTTTCCTTTTCTGAACATTTTTTCCCTATAGGGTAATATAGGGTGATGTTACATCACACAATATGTCAAGCTGAGGTTAAAAAGCATGGTACATGTAGTTTTTATCGCAAAACATGTATCATTTGATAAAAATCCGAGAAAAAATCGAGAAAAAGACAGAAAAAGCACACTTTTGCTCTTGACAAAACGTTTCTTATGGTGTATAATATATGCAACGAGTTTTCAATCACACCTCACTTCCACCTCACCAAACACAAGGAGAACACAATGAGACAAGTCAACCTCAACCAAGTCAAACCGGGCGACTTCTTCACCCTCACCCCGCACGAACAGCCCACCGAAAATCAAGTGTGGGTCATGGACGGCTATGACAGAGTCACCCGCATGTACGAAGCGCACAAGTTCACCGACGTGAACCACGATCTCGCCTGCGGACGCAAAGATCGCAAAGTTTACGTTGACTTCATCTTCTAAGGAGACATAACCATGAAAAAACTCAAAGCCGTCCTCATCGACCCGGAAACCGAAACCGTTCAGGACGTCGAAGTCGAGAACGATCTGCACGCACTTCAGGAAATCGTCGGCGGGTATATCGAAACCGTAAGCTATGCGCGGAATTCAAAACACGTCCTTATCGTCAACGAGGAAGGGACTTTCAGGTCGTTCAAGGTTTTCGCGATCAAAACAAACAAAAGCCCGTTCATCACCGTTATCCACGGGAAAGCCCTGATGGTCAACGTCAACAGAGACGACTTCGCGGACGCCGATATTGACGCCAAAGCCGTCGAGAAGATTGTGGTGTGGTAATCAAACCAATAACAAACACTCCCCCTCATCACGAGGGGGAGAAGAGGAGACAAGAATATGAACCCCACAAGAGATCACCGCACAGAAGCCATAGATAGCCTTCTCTACGCGAAGGCATGGCTGGACAACATGTTTGATCAAGCCGAAGAGGACAGACGGAACAACGGAACGCACTACGGCATCTTCTTCGTCAACTACTACTGGCCGAGATTCCGCGATCCGATCAACATCATGATCGACAAGATTCGCAACATGGGGACGCCCGACGACTTCGCCGTGCTGGTTCGAATGGCTGATACCGCTATGGATATGCTGAACGAAGATCTGATGGCAGGCGAAGAGATCGCCAAGCGCTATTACAGCTTCCTGACCGACATTCGCTTGAACATCAAGCAGGCGGAATGGAGCATGGTTTTGGCAAACAAACAGGAAGCGGCAGAAAAGGCCGAGAAGGAGAAGGAAGCATGAAAACCATCAAAATCAACCCCACCACCCGCACCGCAGAATACGCTGAAATGAGCAATCAGGAAATGATCCGCTATATCGACGGGTATATCCTCGAACTCACCGACATGAACAACGGCCTCGGCATCCACTCCAACATGATGGCCGAGCTGAAACCGGGAAACGTTTTCTTCATCGACGGGAAAAGGTTTGCTGGAAACTGCGTCATGACCGGAATCACCGACAGCGGGCTGGCGCTGGACATGCCGGACGATGTTTTCCCCGTG